GCGGAGTCTTTGGAAAGTTCGCTCATTGGCCCTTCTCCTCTGGAGTAGGCGGCACGATGTACCACCCCTCGGGTATGTCAACCTTGCCCGCCGACAGCACCCACGGCGCGTCGGGATCAGCCTGGGGGACGTACACGCGGCCCCGCGTGCCCGGTCCCACCCTCGCCACTTCCCCGTCCGGCACGAACACCACCCTTGGCCCGCCGCACCCGATCCCAAAGACGGTCGCGCAAACCGCGATCGACACTCGGGACATCGCCCGCAGTCGTCGGCACCTTGGCCTCGTCAATTGCTTCATGGACGCACGCTCCGATCAGGGCCTGGATGAGGTCGATACACCACTTGGGGACCATGGGCGATTACTCCGGCTTGGCGGGGGCGTCCTTCGCGGACTTGCCCAAGCCGAAGAGTGCCAGCACGGCGATCACCGCGCCGATGGCGATCTGCCAATTGGGATTGGTGGCGGGGTCGCCGTCGAAAATGGCTTCGATCTGCGGGGCGACGACTGCGACAGCCGTGCCGATTGCTGCGATGATGCCGTAAACCGTGGTCTTAGCGTTGCTGGTGCTTTGCATTGAGATTCCCTTTCGAGTCGAGGATGTCGTTCCTCAGTTTTCCGACCTCTGCCTTGATGCCGTCAACCGATTGGGCAACGTGCTCAATCGCCTTTGTGTGCCGTTCGTTCGCCCGTTCGTGGGCGTCGGTCACGCCCTTTAACGCCGCGACAAACTTGTCATCCTTGGCCGCGAGCCATGGGAGGAAATACAACCCGATGCCTACCAGAAACAGCACGAACACAAGGGCGATTCCACCCTGAGAGGCGGCCTCTCCCCAAGATGTCGGATCGGTGGTTTCGGCAAATACGAATGTCGGCATAGGCGATCCTTGTAGAACACAACCCCGCCCCCATTTATCGGCGAAACCAACGCAATAGGCGTTCGGAATGGTCCTTGAGCCAGACAATGCAGCCGCATCCCACGTTGTACGTCACGCGGGCGGGGAAGGTGTCCTGCGCCACACCCAGCCGCATGCAGGCAATCCGTCGGGTGATCGGCCAGAGCCAGACCACGGGCTTGGGGATGCCGTACCAGCGAATGCCCCACCACCGGAAGGTGATCCCGTGCGACGGCAATACCCGCATGGCGGGGACGTTGGCCACGTCCAGCACGGCGCAGAACGCTAGGCATTTTTCATGGTTCGATCCGGTCCACTTCGCACAACTGCACAAGGTCAGGCCCTCCGCAGAATGTCGGCTAATTGCTGGGTCGATAGTCCACGCATGCGGGCGAAGGCTTGTACCGATGCGTTGGCGGTCTTTGAGCATCCGCCGGTGCATCGGCCCGTGGTGGAACCTTCCCATGTGAATTGGTTGGATTCAGTGTGCGAGTAATCGGGGATGCCAGAGTTGTTGTCGGACGCAAATACCGTTTCTCCCACCGAAACGCCGGACGCACCGCAGCTCCGATTCTTGAAAACATTGACGATAATGAGGTTTCCGTTTGGCTGGACCTGATCGCGTCCCCATGGGAACCCCGTCGCCGGGTTGATCGTCGCCGGGCAGTTGCCAACGTACAGGATGACCTGCGGCGCTGGTGCGCATTGCGAGGCCCCAACGTCCGAGTACTGGACATCATCCGCCACGACCGTTTGATTGCCGTCGAAGTCGATGAACGTATCGACGAACCGCACGCCGAGCGGAGTGTTCTGCACCACTACCCCGTTGACCACGCGGCGAATGCCGGTCTGAACGGTGGTTGTGCTGGTAATCCGCACAACCTTGCGAAGCGGATTCGGCGGGTCTGGCTGTGAGGCAAACCGTTCCTGCCTAGAAAACGTCTGGGTGATCGTGTAGTTCAGTTCGTCACAACAACACGTCGAGATATCCGTCGGATCGTTGAGGCCGCACTTGGGTCCGGGGTCGATGATCGTGGGCGAACACCCGTCCACGCACTCGCAACAGACACGATAAAGATTTGACGGCAATGTAGGAGGTGCGTTCGGATCTCCAACTGGAACAGCATACTTTAAAGCGCCTGACGGGATGTTGTCTTCATCGACGCCTTCTCCGTCTGGTGATACAAGGTAACAGAACCCGTTTTCAGCTTTGACCGAGCGGCACTCAACCACCATCGAGCGGCACCAGTACGCATCGGGCGGTGATCCTTGCCCACCGCACGGATTGCCCTTGACGAACAAGCGGTTAGATCCGCAGACGGGTGCGGTGCAGTCGTTCGCGCGGCCAAAGTCGCCGGTTTCCAGCACGTTGGTACCGGACGGGAGTGACGAACGCTCAACGCTGGGCAGCGTATCGGTTGTGGAATAGCAGATGCTGCCGTAGAGGATGATTCCGTTCATCACCAACGCCCCTCCCTGATCGGCTGGACGCTGGGTGAACACGGGTGTACCGTCGCCAAAGATCGCGTCTAGGCAGACCCATTGCGGTGGCGTGTTGATCGGGCAGAATTGCGAAGAACCGGACGGCGCGTACGGATCGCACGGGAACACCCGCCGCACTGTACGGCAATTTTCCGTACCACAACACCTCGCCAGACAGTTGACCGTTGACGCAACCGCACGACCGGCCAGCGTGATCGCCCGATTCAACTTGGAGAAGGCTCGCGCCATTCAGGGCATGGCCCGGTGGCCGGTGGGGTTGGTGTAGGTGATCGACACACTTGGATTCTGGAACAGGCTCGCGTTCGGCCAGAGTTCTGATGCCGTCACAGTGAACGATCCCGGCGCACCAGCATCGTTTGCTGTCGAATCCGGGTAGGCGTACAGGAACGTGATCGTCCCGGTAGACGAATGCTGGAGCGTTGCCCCGCTGTAGACCTTGGCAAAGGTCGTGACCGCCGCCGTGTTCTGTGTGTTGGCGTAGCCCGAGAAGACGCTGAGTTCGTCCACGTTGCAAGTGAAACTGACGGTCCCCTGATAGTTCAGGACCGTATCAACCGCCGCTCCGTTGCACTGGACGATGCCGCCAGCGTTATAGAGCGTGGTGAACGTGCCCGTCCCATTGAACGTCACAAGGGCGTTCGGCCCGACAAACACCTCGCCAGCCAGACCTGCGTTGAACGTGACCATTCCCTCGGATGAGTAGACGCTGAGATTCGACACTCCCGTAGACGTACCGAAGTTGGCAAACTTGCCAGTTCCGTAGTACCGCACCGTCAGGCAGTCCGTTACCAGAGCCGTGCCGCCGTTGGTCCCGATGGTCCCGCCGAACGACACATCCAGAACGCCCGTAAGGGCCGCCTGTGACAGTCCGGTGTCGATGTCCGACGTGCCATCCCATATGTACGCCGTATCGGTGGACGTAGGCACAGACGCCCCGCTGGCCCCGTTGCGGGATGCGGACCAGTTCGCTGTGGACGCGAACGACTGAGAACCAGTGCCTCCGACCCAGTAACGAATCGCCATTTATGCTCCAGTCTTGCCGACGAATGTGGTTGCGTTGGAATAGGTGATATTGACCTTCGCGTTCGGGAACAGGTTGGACCCGAACCACGCGGTCGAATTGGTGACGGTGAACGGCATCGGCGTGCCCGTGTACTGGGTGCCGCCGACGGTGCGGGTGCCAACCGGCTGATCGTTGATCGTCGCGCCCGAGAACAGATTGAGCGTGGCAATCGTTCCGTAGGCGTTGATGCTGGCAACCGTGCCGTTGAATGCGTTGATGGTGGTAAACGCCGCTGCGCCAAGGGAGACGAGCGTGGATGACACGTTGGCCGTCGTCGCGCCGATCTGGGTGACGGTTGTGCCGCCGTAGGCGTTTAGTGTGGTGTACGCCGTGCCGCCGGTATCAACCAGCGTACCGCCCGCGTTGTTCATGGTGGTAATCGTGCAACCGGATTCGCGGACAAGGTTTCCCTGCCCAAGCTGGCAAGCCGTCACAAGTCCTGCGCCCGCCGAAAGTCGGACGGTGGCGTTGCCCGTCGAATAGATCCGAAGGTCGTCGATGTTGTTGGTGCCCGGCAACAGAACCACGTCATTGACACAGTTGATCCGGGTCGCACCCGAACATGCGATCTGGAGGCCCTTGATCTTGCCGGTGAAGTTTCCGCCGATGGTGAGGCTGGCCAAGTCAACCGATGAGCGGTCGATCGCGTCGATGTCCAGCGATCCTTCCAGCACAAACACGTCGTCCGAAGATGCGGGCTCGGCAACACCGGTCGCGCCCGTGGGGGTAGCCGACCAGTTCGCCGTGCTGCTCCAGACCTGAGTTGCCCCGCGCCAGTATCGAAGTGCCATGGTGATCCCTTTATCGGCGATTAGTCCGCTTTCGCGCAGACGTAGACCCGCCAGACGCCTGCGGTCCCGGCGGTGGTCAGTGTGACGTGGAGGAACGCAAAGCCCGAACAGTCGATCGCGTCGGTCATTCCCGGCGATGTCAGCGTGACGGGCGTTGTCAATGCCACTTGGTCAATGCCGTTGTTTGACCGCCTGACGGTCAGAACCGGCGATCCGGTTGACGGCGTCATCTCCACGGCCTGAACCGTGACCTTGGAGTACTTATCAACCGCAACCTTCATCGTGGTGTTGGTGGCCGTCGGCTCGACGGTAAACAGGTTGAATGTCTGGTCTACGCTGTACGATGTCATGCCGTACCTCCAAGCCCGATAAACCGGAGAAGCCCGCCAATCAGGGAGCCTTGGGCCGTGGCGGCTGCGGGTGTATCGCAAGCCTCCTCGTAGTACGGTTGCTCGAAGATCACAAACAATGGGTCGTCTCCGTCATACGAGATCAGAACCGGCGAACCGGGCGAGGCCGGGCGGATGTCTACCGTGGGGCGGTCGTTGGCCGGGCCCACGCCTTCGTAGGTGATGTCCCCGATGTCGGCATGGACCAGAATGTCGTACGAGTACCCAGACGCCGGGCCGAACGAATTGGCGAAAACCACGGGGTCGCCGTTCTTGTACGCGCGGGCCACCACGCCGTCACGCGGCTTGATAGCCGATCGCATCGTGGATGGTTCGCGTTGTTCGTTCAAATGGGAGCCCCGTCGATCTGGTTCAGCCCGATCAATGCTTTCCAGTTCTGGCCGCCCGCCACAAAGAACGGGTTTCCCGTGATCGCGGGCATCGTGTCAAACGTGACGATCTCCGGCGGGTCGATCCGGTTTGCGGCTGGAATCACGCGGTAGCGGTGCCACGGTGGGCGCGGGATCGTCGGCACGATGTACCGTTTGCATGGTTCGGTGTCGCCCGCGATCGGCCCGTTTCCGGGGTCGGTCATCCATGCGTACTCGATCCGTGTATACCGCCGATCCTCCTGCACAATGCGGGGAGGCTCGAAGCGGGCAAGCTCCACGTCGTCATCCCCAACCTGCGGGTTGGCGGTGGGGCCGAAGAGGTGGAGTTTTCCGATCTCTTTACGGATCTTGGCGCGTGCGGCGTAGGTCAGCGATCCCGTGGACACCCATACCGTGCGGGTGTAGATCCCGAACGGGACGTAGATCGTGAGCGGGTCTTCCACCCATTCAAACTTGTATCCGAGTCCAGCCGGTGCGGCGGGGCACCCTGCCGGTGGTGTGAACGTTGCTCCGCTTGTGAGCGGATAGAACCGAGTGACGTTGCGGAAGAATGGAACCTTGAACTCTTCGCGTGAATAGGTCCAAGTCTGCGGGGTATCAATGCCGGTATTGAACTTGTCGGAGTACTCGACGACGATCTCGTATGTGTCGTCGTTGCCGCCGGTGGCGTTCGGCAGATAACCAATGTACTTGACCGACCTGATCTCAGACGCGACAAGGGCTGGTTTTTGGAACGACGAAAACTCTGCGCCGCCTTGGAGCAAGTCGCCACGCTTGGGGCAGTTGGCAGACGCGAGCGGGTCGTTGGGCTGGGAGCCAGAACGCGGCACGCGGATGATGAACAACCGCTGCACCACGCGGTTCGCACCCTGCGAGAGGGATTCGCCACGGACAACGGGGATGATCGGGGCTTGTGGTACAGACGGAGGCATTAGTATCGCCCCCCGTTCTGGAATGCCCGTGTCAGTTCGCGGGAGAGGACGGTTGGATCAAGTGCAACCTGACCAAGTCCGAAGCCGGAACGCTGTTGCTCTTGGCGCTGGAACAACGCCATCGCCTCATCGTTCCGCATGATGGCCTCTTTCAAAGCAAGTTCTTCCTTGAGCAGTTTGATTCGCTCTTGGGCTGCACTATTGACGGTGTTGATCCCGGCAGCCTCGGCGTCGGCAATATCCTTCATCACGGCGTCATACAGCCCGCTGATTCCGACAGTCTGCCCCTTGGCCGTCAGTTCCTTATCCTTGATGAGGATCTTTTTCAGGATCTCGCCGTAGTCCTCACGCTGGGACTGAGCGCCTTTAATGACTTCCTCTGCCGCCTTGCGTTGTTCTTCGGCGATCTTCCTCGTTACCGATGTCAACTCTTGGCCAACGATCTTGTCGATCGCTCCGGCGGCGTCGCCAACTTCCAGCAGTTGCCGCTTGAGGCGGTCCAGCGTGAGTGATGCCTTATCGCCCTGCGCCTTGGAAAACAGTTCGTCGCCGGGCTTGCTCAGTTCGCGGCGAAGATCCTGAACAAGGATGTTCGCGTCCATCAGGTCGCGGTAGAAGTTGCTACCAGACACGCCAAGGTCAAAGGCCCGGCGTGCGGCAAAGATGGCAATAGGGATCGCGGCCAGAGACTTGGCCAGCGCCGCCGCCGCGTCTTCCGACTGATTCTTGAGGAATCCCTCGATCTTGGATTTAGCGTCGGCGAGTGCGGCGGGAAGCTTCGACGTATCCGCCGTGATCTCAACGCGGCCCTCGCCGATCTTTGCGCCCTTGGCCACGCGGATCTCCGGTTAGGCGACGGTGAACGAACCCTGCATGCGGAATGAGAACGTGACCTCGGCCAGCTCGCCGGGTGGGGCGAACGTCTGGCCCGCGAAGTCGAGCAAGGTGAGCCGGGCATTGCCGCTGATCTTGCGGGCCGAGCCCGTCATAATCAGTTCAATCGCCGGGTCTGTGGTGCCGGTAATGAGTAGCGCCGTCGTGTCGTCGGTCGCCATCGTGATCGTGCCCTCGCACGTCTGCGTGCCACGCACGTCGGTCGTGAATCCCGAATCCCCCTTGGACGTTGAATCCACGGCGTTCTGGGTGATCGTGGCGGTCCATCCCCGGATGTTGGCGACGACAACGCCAGAACCCCAGTTGCCGGATGTGCTGGTCAGTGCCACGTTGCCCGAGATGCCTGAAAACTTTGCCATTGTCGCGGTCCTTTAGGTGGTCGCTTCACTCACGCCGACGGTGTATTCATCGGTAAAATGCCACGCATCGTCCGGGGTTTGGAGTAGACGCCCGCCCCGCCGCTGGCACGTTTCAAACGCAAAGCCCGAGAGCGTTGGGAGCCATCGGTGGTACAGGAACTTGAGCCGTGTCAGGATCGCGGCGTTCGCCGCCGAGCCTGGATCTCCCTCCGCGTCGGTATAGAGGTTGAACACGGGGAAGACGATGGATCGGTTCGACCCCTTCGTGTCGTCCTCCACGTCGTCCTGAATGTCGTACACGATGTAGGGGTATGGCTGGCTCTCCGGCGCCCGGATGAGGAACATCCCGGTGATGAGCGGTGCGGAGGCGTTCTTCAGCCCGCCAGTGCCGGTGTCGGTCAGATATCGGGCGTAAACAGCACGCCAGACAGCGTCGGTGTTGCTCATTTGTTACCGCCCTTCGCTACCAGCCGGTCGAACTCGCGCCGTGCGACGACGTTCATCACGGACACGATGCGGGTCTTATTCTGGTTGAACGAACGCAACGCCCACGGGCGAGCGGCCATCTTGGACGTGCCGAACTCAAGGAACATCCCGTACTTGTCTGCCTTGCCAACCGTCGTTCCAGCGACCGACGTGAGATGGGAAGCCGTCGCGGCCTCGTAGGTGATCGAATTGCGTAGGTTGCCCGTACGGATGCCGGGGAACCGACCGGGTGGAGAAGCCTTGTAGATGTTCCGACCCGTCTTCGTCTTCCCCACAACTCCGCCACCCTCAGAACCCATGTTTCGGGCCATCGTGTCGGACAACAAAGCGGCCCCAGCCGTCAGGCCCTTGGCGACGGCCTCATTCAACGGCTTTGTGAGGTTCTCCGGTGTCCAGTTGAGTTTGTAGCCCATCAGACTTGGCCCTCGCGGGTGGTGAACTCGCATAGGCATGTGAGGTACGCCCCACGTCCAGCCTGATCGTTCGGGGGCGATACCACGTCATACTCCCGCGCCGTCGGTTCGATGTTCGTGCCGCCGAGCGTGACAAAACGATCTTTCAACTGGAGCGACGCCGTTGGCTCGAAGTACGCGCGGTAGACCACGCGGCCATTGCGGCGGGAGAACTCGATCGCCTCCGAATCTCGCCCGCTCTGAATCGCGCACGCGACACCGCTGGCGATGTTCACAAAGCCAGCCGTCACGCCGCCGGTGGTGGACGAAACGCTGTTCGCCTTGCGTTGGATCGTGGCGGTTTGCGTGAGCATGGTGCGGAGGCTCATACACCCACCGCCTTTCGGATGTAGTTTGAGAGAAACGTACTGCAAAGGTATTTCTCAAACTCGGCTGCCCCCGCTGGCATTCGCTCGTACTTGTAATCAGCAAGGTCTTCGGATTTCATCGTGAAGTCTTGACCCTTTGACACCCACAACCAAACCGAATACTCGGTAGCGGCCTCGGCCAGCGCCGGGGGCACAACGCCGCCGGGGTACTCGAAGCCGGTGTATGACACCTTTACGTTTCGGAATCCGTACCCGAAGTCCTGCCCGTAGCAGCGCCAGCCGTTCCAGATTCCGCCCGGTTGCCAGACGTTCGATCCCCAGCCAGCGTTACCACCGGCCAACCACCGCCCGATCTCGGTCTGCTTGAACGCCAGCACGCCGCTATCTTGGTCGTAGGTGTAGAAGTCGGAACTGATCGTGATCTCTTCCGATCCGTACCCCAGCAGTTTGACATAGGTAACGCCGCCGATCGGAACACACGTCAGGACGATCCTGTCGGCCTGTTCGCCGTCAAAGTACTCGATGAATCCTCCGCCAACGTCGAACGCAAACGGCTTGATGTTCATCAGTTCAAAGATGCGGCCCTCGGCAGCCTCTATTTTCTGCGTCAAGGCGGCGTCATAGGTTGTCGTCGCCGACGGAATCCCAAGGTTACTCTTCACGATAGCGAGGGTTGTCAGAACGATGGCCATGAATGCGGCTCATTTCTTGGCGATAGGCTGGCTCTTGGATGCGTCTTTGTTCTTGACGTTCTCGGACGGATCGAACTGCCGCGCCACGCCGGACGCCACAAGCCTCCATGCGATCTCCGGCGCAACCTCCAGCGTTTGACCGGCCACGCCGTCGGAACAGTCACGCAACAGGACAATGGATCGTTTGGGCGGCTTCTTCAACGTGCATCCTCCGTGCGGTACGCAACCGCCTTAAACTTGACCTCATCGAACGCGAGACAGCCGAGCGTTCCGGCCTCTGACCAGTGGCCTCGGCCTCCGTCGCCGCAACCGCCGCTCGGATAGCCAGCAGCCATCCTGCCTCGGTCAACGCGGTAACAAACAGATCGCCACGAGACAAGCCCTTGATCGAACAGCCACGCGTGCAACGCATCAAGACGACGCGGCCATCGGCTTCGTCTTTCGCACAGGCGTTTTCGTGTTCTTTGTGCTGTTGCTCTGTCCAAAGGTGCCCGCCTAGTGCTACCGCCCCCCAAACCTCCGAGATGGCCGTGTCAATCTGAGTCTGAAAATCCATGGCCCGGCTTTCGCCGAGCCACGGACGCGGTGGAGGAAGAGACTCTTTAAGCCGGACCCGCATGCTTACGGGCCGGGGGGTGAGTAGGTGACGGACGCGAACCCGCTGGAGGACGGGGGGACTCGGGAGCCGCGAGAGAGTTGGGCGATGACGCCCGTGTTGGAAGACGCCGTGACGGTGGACTGGACGACTCGGAGGAATCGGCCAGTGCCGCCAGATCGAGCGATGTTGATTGCGAACGCCGCCGTCGCCGAGCCGGTCGTACCGGACACGATGATCGGGGTAGCGAACGCCGTAGCGGAGGCGTAGGTCACGCCTGACGCGGTGCAGTGGCGTGCGCGGATCACGATCTTGCTGTTCTTACCCGAGAACGCCTGCTTGTCAGAGATAAGCAGAACGGCCCCGTAGTTGAAGCCGCCGAACTCGCAGTCGATCACGCCCGACACGCCGCCAGTTGAGCGCTTGTCAGTCAGAATCGGCTTTGCAAAACGCAGGTCTTCGTTGTGGTTTGCCATGGGAATGGCTCCTTGTGTTAAGTTGCCCGATTAGGACTGGTACAGAGCGACGATCGGGCCAACACGCGAGGTGTCGCCGATGTCGTGAACGTTGATGTCGTGGCGGACGATTCCACGGATGCCGATGCCGACGGATGACCAGTAGACCTGATCGGAGATGTCGATCTGGACGCTCATGCGGTCGCCGAAGTCAACGCCGCGTGAGATGTCGCCGTACAGAACGTCGATCGTGTTGGCCGCAGCCGCGTCGGTCTCGTTCATCACGTTGTTGACGATGACCGGACGGCCCTGCCAGTACATGACCTCGCCGAAGTCCACGGTCTCGCGGTACGTCACGCCGCCCTGACCGAGCGATAGACGACGGAAGATGAGATCCGCCGCAGCCGGGGTGCAGTGATACGCGGTGCGTTCATTGCGGGCGTATGCCGGGAGCTTGGAGATGAAAGAGATGACGTTGGCGAGCGAGTGGGCACTCATCGTGCCGCCGCCGACCGTTGCGCCTGCGGCGTTACCGACACCGATCGCGGCGAACTTGCCGTTGATGCCGATCATGTTGCCCGTGGCCGCAAGGCCCGTCGCGGTGAACAACGCCTGATCTTCGATGTTTGCGAACGAACGCGCGATTTCGCGTGCGGTGTCCTCAAGCAGGAAGATTCCCGAGCCAGCCGCGTCGTCGATGACCTGACGGCTTGCACGAACCAGCACGGTGCCCATCTTGGGCTGGAGGGTTTCGGATCGGTAGGTGATGCCTGCGGATTCGGTCATCGCCCCGTTCTCTTCGGGGTAGTAGACGGTGTGAATACCCGTCTTCACGGGCCGGGAGAGGCGATCTGTGGTCATCGGGATCATCCGGCAGAGCTTGCGGGCCACGCCGTACTGATTCACGTTGTTGATGAAGTCGGGGTAGAACTGTTCCATGATCGTCGCACCACCAGCAGCATCCGGGGTAGTGGCGTACGCCTTGTGCCAGCGTCCGCCCGGACGGAACGACTTGACCGCCGACTTCACGGCTGGTTCGTCGCGGCCATCGCGGTGGTTCTCGCCCGTAGAGAGCAAGTAATCGCGGAACAGTTCTGCGGTCCGGAACGACTTGAAGAATCGGTTGGGCGTGGCTTCGTAGACACGCTGAAGAACGCTCTTCACGCCGATCGGCTCATCGTTGCGAACAACGGGGCCGTCTGTCGGACGATGTGCCTTCGTTGCAGCCTGAACAGCCGCCGCGACCTTGGCGTCGATGTCGTCGGGCGCGGCAGACTTGGTTTCGGTCTCGTCGTCGGCGTCGTCGGCGATGACGGGCTTCTTCGCGGCTTTGGTTTCGACGATGAGGGCTTTGACCTCGACATCGGAACCGTTGAGGTTGATGGTGGCAATTCCAGCATCAATGAGATGCTTCTTCATGGCCTCCGGGTCGGTTTCCGATCCCGTGTAGCCCTCTGCCTTGCATGTAGCAAGCAGAGTCTTGATCTTGATTTTCATGGTGGTGTTTCCCTGTTGGGTGCGAAGTGAGGCAACGCACCGAATGGGATTCACACCGCGCGGGGTGTCTGGGGCATGGAGCCGCGATCACCCAAGGGCGGAGCAAGTCGCTCCGGCAAATGAAACCTGCGTCCGGGGATTTATCCCGAAGGCGTCATGCCGACGCAGGTGAACGGTCTATCGGCATTGTAGCGTGACTTGGCGTAGGAATGACAAGCCCCCAAGCAGGTGAAACTTGGGGGCCGTCGTGGGGGAGGGATCTAAAACTCGCCAAAGTGCGCGTCATCCATCTTGGGAGAGAGGCGTGGCGAGTGTGCTGTTCGTGCGGTGTTTCATGGGCCGAACACGAGCCTGTGTACGCATCTCGCGTACCACCATGCCGCACGGGGGAAGTATACCGCCCAACCTACTCGGAACAAACGTTCTTCGGGAGGATTTTCGATGGATCACTCACCCCGTCCAGCCCCGCCAGAAACGCCGAGTCGTTCCCGATAACCGCGCGGACGGCGTAATGGTCCGGCTGTTCCTCAACGTGCAGTTCGGTGGCGTCCAGCCTCAATTCCCCGTACTGGGACTGGATGCGGATGCGGATGGACTTGGGGGCGGATTGGAGAGAGATGGGCAGTTCTGTGTCTTCCATGCCTTCCGCTCCTCTACCAGCCTGTTCCGCACCCCCCAAAGCGTACCCCGCAATTCGTTCGCGGCAACCGTGGGCGGGTGCCATTCGGTCAACGTGGGTTGTCCGTCGGGCAATGACCAACGACTCCCGGCCATGATGAAATTGCCGTCGTTGCAGAACTGGAACGTGATCCCGTCCAGAATCGACTGGAGGATGGCCGGATCATGGCCCGTCAACGATGCAACGATCCCGAACACGTCTGACTCGTTCAGACGCCGGTAGTCGTCTGGAATAGCCGCAACCGTGGCGGCTAGGGCTTCGATGTAGCGGTCGTCGGCGATGATGTCATTCCTCCACCACCACAATACGCCGGGCACGGATCGCCGTGCCGTTCGTGGGGTAGATTCTACGCTGGGCCGTGTCGTCGAGCCCGAACAGGACCGCCGATTCGCGCCGGATGAGGCCCTTGGTCGCCAGATTGATGAGCGCCGTCGGGTTGGCGGGCATGGCGACGATGGAATACTCCAGCAGCTTGGCCTTGCGAACCACGCAATCCGCCCCGTGGTAAGCCTTCTCGGCATGGGTGGGTGGGCCGTACTCAAGCGCCTTGAACCCGACCGAGAACCCGTTGACCGCACCATCCTCGATGGCCAAGAGCAGGTCGTCGCCGATCGCCCCACGCCGCACGAACGTCTGGCAGTAGAGGCGGGTGCCGCTCGCGTCCAGTTGGAGTTTGCGGCACGTCGCCACGGGCAGCGATGCGTAATCGTGGTTGAGATAGACCGCCTTGACTTGGCCGGGGAAGTAGGACATATCGAACCCCGACGGGACGACGATCTCGTTGTCCATGTCCGTCGAATCGGTACAGACAAGGCCAGAAACCAGCCGCTCGTTGCGGTCGATCTTCATGCCTTGGATGGTCGTTTGCTTACACCGGAGCGTCTCCGGCTGTGCCACGTCATCGACAGCGAATCCTTCCATCCGCTTGGCGTACTCGATGAACTTCGTCGGGTTGAACCGGTTAAACGCGACCATCATTCGTCCTCCGCGCCGGGGGGCGCAATGGGGGCGGACGGAACCCGCCGCTCTTGGATCTCAGGGATGAACACCGCGCCCACCGAACAGCGGTCGTTGGGGTGGGCCGGGGGCGTCTGGATGTCTTCGTAGTCGAGAACGTACGTCTTCCCGTCCGCAACGATCGTCGAGCCCTTCTTGACGAACGGGGTGCCAACGTCGGCGAACTTGTGGCGTTTCTGGATGGCCACACACAATGGGCAAGCGCCGGGGGCGAGGAGCCATTCTTTCTGGACCACCAACCCCGAGTCGATCCACGATTGCTCGCGCCCGTTGTTGAACGCCTTGGATGCCTCCGTGCGGGCGATGCGTTCGGCTTGGTAGTCCTCGAGATGGGCCGCCTCCGCACGCACGCGGGCCTTCAATTCGGGGATCGTGTCGCCGTTGGCCACGCCCTCCGCAAGGCTTTCGGTGATCGCCTTGGATGCGGTTTCGGACACCGAATCGAACACCTTGCCGTTGTGGGCACGCAGGATCGCCTCGGCCTTGGGGTTGGCGACGAACAGATCGGTAGAGACGGGCTTGTACTCGGGCACCCCGTCCGGCGTGCGGGTGAGGCCCGGCCCGGCATCCTTCGCCTTGGGCTGCGGGAATTGCCTGCCGAGCATGTTCATCGCGGACGTGGTTTCGGCGAACGCCTCAACAAACACCGCGTCAATCAACTTGCCGACGACGGAATAAAACAGATCGCGGCTGGCCTTTGAGGTGAGGTCGATCGACCACGAACCGTCGTCGTTGATCGACGCGAGGATGTACGGGAGCATGGTCTGGAGCCATTGCTTGAAGCCTTGCTCGATGCCGACGGTGGTTGCCACGCCCACGGCCTTGACGCCACGCGGGGCGCAACGGTCGCAGCCGCAATCGAACCACCCGCCGGACTGCCGGATGATCGTCTCGGGCTTGTGTTCGGCGGGGAGTTGCTTGTAGACCACAACCACGTCTGCGGCCTTGGAGTCGAGCGCCGGGGTGTCGTCGCCGTCGTCTGGTGCTTCCGCCTCATCGGTGGGCGTTTCGGGATCGGCGGCGTTGTCCGACATGAACTCATCCCCGCCATCGACGGGGGGCATGTCCACCAATTCGCGGGCTTCGTTCTTCGTGATGATCCCGCCCGCGTATCCCTTTGTCGCGTGGTCCATGTCCAGCGACTTGTCTTCATGGACCGGATTCTCAAACGCAAGGAACAACGTGTTATCGCCAGTTCCATCGTGGAACATCGGGACCAACATCTCGTTCAGCGTTTCTTCGATCCGGCGGCACTTGGGGGCGATGGACATCAACTGCCAGTGGGGGGCGGCAACCCGGCCATTAGCGACGGACGTTTCTTCCATCTTGATGAGGCCAACCGGCACATCGAACGCTGCGGCGATGCGGTTAAGCACCGTGTCTTCGGATTGACCGGCCAGATACCCGGCTTCCTTGGCGGCGGACTCCCATCGCTCTACCTTGACCGACTCCGAGAACACCTTGTTACCGGCGATGACCATCGACCGGCCCGCGTTGCGGATGCCGTCGAACTTGCGGTTGACGCGGGCTTCAAGCTCTTCCCGCTGCTTGTCGTCTAGCCCCGCCGCCGTGATGATGACGCCCGGCTGGGCCCCACGGTCCAGCATCGTCAACGCGAACCGGGCGAACGCCGCCGACAGGTCCGCTTCGACAAGGCACGTCGCAAGGTCCGCGACGCCGTAGTAGGGGTTGCCCGTGGGGTTGGGGCGCTTGAACGTGATGACCTGCTTGCGGTCAACCTTGAACTCGACTTCCTGACCACGGCCATAGACGTAGTGATCGACAAGGTCTTTCTGCGATGCGATGGGGCGCATCCATTGCGGGAACCCAGCCCATATCTCGGTGGGCCAGCCTTGCGGACCCGGTGTGCAGATCCAGTAGAACGTCCCGGCAAGGGACTGGAGCATGTCCGTGTATTCCATGAGGTCGAACCCGCTCATGTACGGGTTGGCCTTACGGAGAACCTGCTTGATCGGGTGGTCCGGATCAATCACCTCTTCGATGTCGTCGGCCATCTTCGCCATGGCCTTCGTGTGCGTGGACCCGTAGGCTTTCAGGCGGTCGATGTGCTTCGTGCTGAGTTGCTTGCCCGCGAACGCCGAAGACTTCCGGCCTTTCTTTCGGTAGAGCTTCAGTTCGGTCATCGCCACGGCGGACGCATTGCGTGACACCGCGACCTTGACATAGCCTTGATAGCGTGATGCAAGGTCGAACGCCTCACGCTGGCCGCGACGCCCGAACGTGTCCGCAATCTCCCATGGGCGCACGGTGGCCTTGATCAGTTCCTTGGGGTTGGCGAGCGCCTTGATCAGGATGCGGAAGCGGTCTAATGGGTTCATGTTAGAGTCCGAGCGCAAACCTGCGCAGGCGTTCCGCGTCCTCTGCCGCCTGATCGACGACGTAGATATCGGCAAAGTTCGGGTCTTTGCGCACGGATGGGGTCGGCAGCGACACGCCGAACGTGGATGAGTTAGCGCGGAGGTGGTGAACGGCAAGAGCCAACGCACAAACGCAGTCGTCGTGGAGTCCGTCCGGCGCGGAGTAGCGGACCCCGCTGGCGACGTACTCATATCCGAACGATTCAAGCTCGGCCTTCATCGTGGTGTCGTCGAACTTGACCGAGCCGCGTTGGATCGCCACAGCCAGCCCTTGCATGATCATCTGCTTGGATTGCTGTGTGAACGAGAACCCTTCCACGCATGGCAAGGTCTCTTGGAGCGTGTCAACGATCGGATCACCGACGCCGGTGCGGTCAACGAGAGCCGGGGTACGCCCCACGATGCCGGTGAGCCGTTCGATGGTCTGGCCCCACGGCGCACCCTGCCAGCGGTGGAACTCCACCACGTCGCCGGATTCGGATAGGCCAACCACTACCGTCCAGTCCTGTGACTTGGCCAAGTCGATGCCGTACACGATCGCGTCGCCTTGTGGTACAGGCCCGAAGCACGCTTGGATGTGCGTGATGCCGAACGGGTTTCCGCCGTCGTCGGCGGGGATGCCCTCGTATTCCTGACGGAAGACGGCCTCGGGCATGTCGCGCCGTGCGGCTTCGATCTCAGCCCGGCTGATTGCAGGGTTCGATGACGTTGGGGACCGGAACGCCGCCCACCCGTCTAGGCCCTGCTCGCCACGGCTGTACAGTTCGTGGAACTCGCGGCGGCCTTTGGGGGTGCCAAGGAACCACGCGGAGCCCTTGTAGTCGGTGAGGGTCGGGCGTATCGACGCCTGCCATGTGTGGGTCAGGTTGCGGACAATGCCGCATTCGTCTAGGACGATCTCATGGTACTTCCGGCCACGGCCCGCATCGGGGGTGTCCAGCGTCCAGAAATCAATCACGCCGCCCGTGGTCAATTCCATCCGCTTTTCGGTTTCCGACCGGCGCTTGATCGCGGGACCGAGCATCGTGCCCATGTCCCGCCAAACGTCCATTAGGTACTTGTATGTAGGGGCAAACCATGCAACAGACTTGCCTTCGATGGCCGGGACAGCCAAGGCGATCTCGCCGAAGGTGGTTTTACCCCATCGCCTGCCGCATTGCAGGACCGAGAACCGCCGTCGCTGGTTGTAGACGGCTAGCTGGCCGGCGTGGAATCTGGGCAGTTCAAGTTCAATCGTCGGCCTCGTTTAACCGGTTGACGAACCGCACGGTCACGGATTGGTTGTCGGTGGACGCGCCCGCGTCTAGTCGCTCGATCTTGTCGAGTGCTAACTCGTTGTCAATGTTGGCTTTCTGCGCGTCGAGCAGGACCTTGGCCGCCGCGATTCGGGCTCTTTCGTCCGCCGTGTCGTTGTTCATCATCGACCGGCAGAACGCGGGTAACTCTTTGAACACCTGATCGGGGAGATCCCACCCGGCGCGCACCGCACGGCGAAGCATGCGAAGTTCAGACCTCGCGTTGTGTTTGCCAGTTGAACTGGGGATTGGACTTTCCATGCGTATTTCCCCCTACCCCAATCATCGGCTACCCCATGAAGTTGAAGCTGTACGTCCCCGCCCCGCCAGCCGAGTACACCCAAATCTCGGTCGTGGCAACCCCACTGCCGGGGCTGAGCGGGCGTTGCTGGCCGATGCCGATGGGCACACCGACCGACGCAATATCTGCCCCTGCGCCGGGGTCAAACGGCAGCATCAGGACGTAGACGGCTTCCGGGCTCGTGGTTTCGGTGAAGAACTGGACGCGGAGGGGCGGGGGTCCGTCGCTACCGGTGCCGGCGCCGGTGTTGGCGTAGAACA